CCGCCTACGAGGTCGTGAGGTCGGCGACGATGCCGCTCGCCTTCTCGTTCTTGCTGACCAGCGTGTACTCGCAGATGACCTGCTTGCGCACGTTGTCACCCGTGATCGCCAGGTCCTTCGTGGTCATGTTGCGGAGGTAGTCCACGCCCCAATATTCCATGTCGAGGACGAGGCAGTCGCGGGTCCGCATGAAGCGGTTGGCGACCACAGACTGGCGGCCGAAGTCGCCCTCGTAGAAGTCGACCGAGGCGACGATCTTCTTGGACTTGGCGTCCTCCTGCGGGGTGCTGCGGCCGGTGAAGGTCGAGAACGCCTGCTTGTTGAAGCCGCCAACCATGATCGTCCCGGGGTCGCCGCCCGACTCCCAGATCGACTTGAGGACCGGTTTCAGGAGCGCCTCGGTGAAGGCGCGCTGCGTGCCATCGGTGCGGGTGACGACGCCGTCAGCAGTCACCGGGGCCGCGCCCGTGGCGCCAGACGAGTTGTTCGTCTTGATCCACGAGAGGATGCTCGCCGTGTTACGGGCAACGCCCGCGCTGCCGGCGTTCTTGGCCTGGTTGGTGCCGACGATGATCGACTCCAGATCGCGCTTCAGTTCGAGGCCCTTGAGCACCATCTGCTCGGTCATCTTGCCGCCGGGGCCGGCGTGATCCACCGCTTCCTGCGTGCCGGTGACACGAGCCACCTTGTCCGAAATCTGGCAGATGTTGCCGAGGCGGACGGTCGGGGTGATGGCATCGGTCGTGGCGTCGTCGCCCTCCAGCACCGCGTTGGCGGTGTCGGGGGAGGCAAGCGCCTGCGTCTGCCATTCGTGGTTGACCGCCTTCGCCTTGCCCTTGGAAACCGAGGACATGAACGGGGTGTCGGTCGGGTCGATGCGATAGACCACGTCTTCGAGGTCTTCACGGTTGCCGATCGTGATGTAGCTGGACTGAGTGTTGGTGGGGAGTCCCATGTTCGTGCTCCTTATGCGCGCTTGCGGGAGCGGGCGTTGAGGAGCGCGATGGCATCCTGCATGCTACCCGAGCGCGTCAGTTTCTGATCGAGGATTTTGACATCGACGGCCTGGCTCTCACCCCTTGAGGTCGAGTTGCCGGGCCGCTGGACAGGGGGAACGGGCTTCTTGGCCGCAGTCTTCGCCGCCTTTTGCGCAGCGCGATATTTCATCGCGTCGCGGACGAGCAACATCACACGGTGATCGCGGAGCGACAGGGGGTTGCCCTGCTCCCACATCCCCGCCAACTCGTCTTCGCCGAACCCGACTTCAACGAGGACTTCCCGGGCCTGCGCCTGGGCTTTGGTCATCGTCTCGGGGTTGGCAAACTCGGGGGCCTTCTCCGCGAAACTCCGTGTCTCGCGGTTCACGAAGTCCACCCAGCGATTGGTCGCTTCCTGGTACTGCCGCTGTTGTGCCTGCTGCGCCTGCTGCTGGAGGGCGGTGCCCTTGTCGCGAGCGATCTGCCATGCCTGAAAGCGCATGGGGTCGTTGCGCTGCATTGCCTCCACGTCGTCCCAGGTCTTGACGTCCTGGAATTCGGCGTGGAACTGCGCGGCGAACTGCTGAAGTACCTGCGGTAGCGCCTGCTCGTACTGCTGCCTTGCCTGTTCTGCCGCTTGCTCGCGGGCCTCTGCGGCCTTTGCCTTGGCGGCGGCTTCGTTCAGACCGCGCTGATAGTAGGAATCGCGTTCGCTCTCGCGGGCAACGATCGCTTGCTGGTGCTCGCGGGGGAGGAGTGCGAATGCCTCTTTCTCGGCCTTGGTCCATGTCCGGGGCGGCTGTACGGGGGGCTCGGAAGCCTCGTCATCCGCTTCGGTCTCGCCGGGGGCCTCGGAAGGCTCGGCGTCATCCCCGTCCGGGGCTGATTCCTGTTCGGGCGCGCCAGACTCTTCGTCCGTCGCAGGCGCCTCGTTCTCGTCTTCGGGACGCGGGCCATTCATCAGGCCAACTGCATCCGCCAGAGACAACGATCCGTCGTTCGCTGCGGCCGGGGCCGCACCGTCTGTCATGCTCATTCGATGTTCCCGTGTTGTCAGGCGCGCTTTGCGCGGGCCGCCTTCGTCTCAAGGTCGGCGAGCATGGCGCTTGCCACCGTGCCTCTAGATATCGTCTGCTCCAGATGGCCGCGGACCTTCGTCAGCACCGTCGTGGCAAGCCACAGCTTCTCGCGTGTGTCCGTGTCCTTCGGATTGCTGTCGAGGATTCCGTCGATGTAGGCTTGCCGGAGCGCTTCAAACGCCTCGGTGAGCATCGTGTCGTCGAGCAGCACCTTGGCCTTGGCAGCCCGGTCGGCCTGGCGGCGGAGGTCGAGTTCGTCGACCATCCTACCCTACCTCGCCGCCCATCTTGACCGGGGTCGTCGCCACCTTCGTCTGTGCGTTGATGGCCATGCCCTCGCGTTCCAACTGCGCTTCCACCGCCATTTGGCGCTCACGCATCGCGAACTCGGCTTCCATCTGGGCCTGCTTCAACTGGAACTCGGCGACCATCTGCTCGCGCTTCAATTGGCCCTCGGCAACCATGCGCTCGCGGTCCATTTGCAGCTTGGCGGACATCGCCGCCATGTCGGTCTGCTGCTTCGCCTGCTGGCCCTGCTGGTTGGCCTGCAACTCGGCCTCTTTCAGTTTCAGCTTGCCTTGCGCCTCGACCATCTTCGGGTCTGGCGGCGGCTCGCTCGGTGGGACCGTATCCGGGTCCGTGAAGTACGGCTCGACCGCTCGTTCCCCGCCGGCTTCCATCAGCTTGCCGAGCGTCGCATAGATGTTCTTCGGCGTGACCAGCGTCTGGCCCGGCATCAGGATCGCCTCTTTCTGGATGCCGAGGACGTTCATCCAGAACACAGCCTGCTCGCTCTTGCCGCCGCTGCCGAGGCCGACCGTGATCGTCAGGTCGTTCCGCTTGCGCCACTCCCGCGGGTCGACCGTCACCCACTTGTTGCGGAGGCGCTTCGTCCGCGCCGCCGTCTCGTTCTTCCGAACCGTGGCGTGGATCTTCCAGAACAACTGCCGGAAGCCCGTCTCCGCCATGATGCGGGCGATGAGCTTCATCTTCGCCTGGGCGGCGCTGTAGACCTTGCTGACCGCCGTGGCGCTCTGGTTCTGCAGAGCGTCGGCGTCGATGCCCTGTCCCTGCCGCACCACGCCCGACCGCCACTCGCGCTTGCGGTCCATGTATTCGAGCGCCGGGAACACGAACTCGCCGAGGTTCTGGTTCGGGATGGGGTTGAGCCCGCCCGGGTTCTTGGTGCGCACGATGCCGCCGGGCCGGTTGTTCAGCAGGTCGTCAATCGTGTCCTTGGTCGCGTGGCTCTCGGCGATCTCGGTGCGTTGGTTGTTCGCCAGATAGACGTTGTCGAGCATCGCCCGAAGCAGCGACGTGTTGATGCGCATGATGTCGACCACCAGATCGGCGATCGACTTCCCGAAGAACCGGTGCGTGACGATGTTCGGCGTCATCGCGGCGAACGGGTCGAAGTCCACCGGCACGATGTCCGGCTCATAAACGGTGCGCCCTTCCTCGCCGTCCGCGCCTTCCTTCTCGACCGCGCGGCGAAGCACCTGGCCCTTGTCGGGGCCTGCCGTCGTCACCCGGTAGAGGCGCGCCTTGCCGTCGTCCTTGTAGTCCAGCATCGCGTAATGCTCGACCACGGTGATCAGCCGGTTCGCCTTGTTGATGGCGTCGCCAGTGCCCTGGCCCTCGTCCACCGTGTCGCGGGTCGTGTTCTCTTCGTTCTGGCTCAGGGGCGAGTCGGGAAGGTCCTTCACCTGCTCGGGGTCGTAGCCCTGCCGGATCAGTTCCGACTCGGTGCGCTTCACCTGGTGGAACGAATAGTCGAGGGGCTGACCGAGCTTCGCGTTCTTCGACACGCCAAACTCTTCCGGCGGCACGGGGTCGATACGGCACCGCCCGCACTTCTCCTTGGTGACGATCGTCACGTCGTGGACGGTCATCGGCTGGCCGAGTTCATCCTCCTCCTGCCGCTCGGTGTGCTCGGTGATCTCGACGCCGGGGGCGGACACGAGCAGCGCATACACGTCGTCGGTCTGACCGAGGAAGGTGTTCTCCTCCTCCTCCTCCGTCTCCTCCCAATGCACCTTGACGATGCCGTTCTTGGAGAGAAGCGCGTCCTTGGCGAACGAGTAGATGACGAGGAAGCCGTCGTTTTCCTGCATCATCACATGGTTGATGTAGTCCGTCTCCTGCTGCGCGGCCTCTTCGTCCTCGGGGCCGACCGGGGAGAACTTCACCACCTCGTCGCCGCCGCAGAAAATCTCCATGAGCGAGGGCATCAGCCCGTCAACGGTGTCGGCCACGTCGGACGAGACGGCCTTCGATCGGTCGGGCTGCGACGGCATGTCTTCCGACACGTCGCCGTTGTAGTAGGACATCGCCCGCTCACGGTCCTCCGTGAGCTTTGCGGCCTGGTCGGCACTGAGGGCGTCGGCCTTCTCCGCGGCGAGGATGCCGAGCAGAACGCTTTCCTCCATCTTCGGCATCAATACGTCCCCAGGCTTCGGTAGACGATCTTTCGACCGAAGTTCGCTTCGTTGCTCGGCTCGCGGTAGCAGATCGCCATCAGACCGAAGGCGTCAGCCGCATGGCTCGACCAATCGTGCTCGGGACCAAGGCCGGCGTTCCGTGCCTCGTCCTTCCGCTCGTGGTAGTAGCCGAGGGCATCGCGGCCCGGCTCCGTCGTCGCCTCGTTGAACCAGATCTTGGGGAACACCCGGCGCACCGCCTCGATGCGCATCATCGCAGCGCCACGGCCCTGGTTGGGCACGGGCGGCTCGACGTTGAACCCGGCGTCCCTCAGGTGGTCCTCGTACCGCTTGCCGGTGATCGCGTTGGCGTTCACGCCGTCGTGCGGCAAATAGCAGACCGCCTTCTCCCATCCCCGGGAGCGCATCTCCGCAACGTAGTAGGCGAGCACCTGCCCCACGCCCTCGATGTAGTCGAGGACACGGATTTCCTGCCCAACCCACTGGACGATCCAGATCGCCATGGCGTCGGCCGAGGCCCCTGCCCCGCCGAGGTCGAAGAACGCCCGGATGGGCAGCAGCGGGTCGGCCGAGACCTTGCCGATGCGGCCTTCCCGCTTGGCCTGCGTCAGGGCTGCCGCGAAATAGGCGCCCTCGAAGGCGGTGGCATATGCCCCTTCCCAGATGTGGTCGTAGCGCTCGGGGTAGAGCTTCAGGTCAAGTTGGCGTTCTTCCTCAAGGACGTTCGGGAACCATGGGTTGTCGCGCCAGTTCGCCTGAATGACGATGGCGCTCTCCGGCTTCTTGGCGCGGAGGAATTCGTCGATCGCGTCCGTCTTGCGGCGCGGGTTCCAGCCGGCCCAAATCTCTGAGTTCTCGGCGCGGATCGTGGGGCGTAGGAGCGACAGGCTGCGCTGGCTCAGGGTCTGGGCCTCCTCGACCCATGCTATGCGGAACCCCTCAAGCGACTTGATCGACTCGGCGGTGTGGTCCTGCATCCCCTGGAAGATGATCTGTCCGTCGCCGGGGGTGTCTATCCGCTTGTCGGTGACGTTGAA